CATCTATGCCGGCCACAAGAACGCTTTCACCTTCGCGTCGCAGATGACGCAAATGGAAGTGATGCGTTCTGAGCGCACGTTCGGCAACCTGATGCGCGGCCTTCAGGTTTATGGCCGCAAGGTCATTGACCCGACCGCGTACGCCCAACTGTACGCGAAGCCGGATGCTTCCGCTGGTACGCCTACCTAATCAGGCGTAAATGGTAGCCCGCCAAACGGCGGGCTACTTCCTTTAGGGGGACGAAATGCCGCGCACTGTTGAGAACGTGATTCGTGCAGCCAGGGTGATCATACAGGACGAGCGCTCGCCCTTCCGTGTGTCGGATGATCAGATGGCGATGTACGTCACTGAGGCGGTGTCAGAAGCGCGCCGACTGCGCCCAGATTTGTTCTTGACGACGCTCCGCGATTCCATACCACTCTACACCGCTGCGAATATGGCGACCATAATCCCACTGCCGGATATGCTCTTTCCGCAAATGGTGAATTACGTCGCGGGCCGCACTGACCTGCGCGAAGACACGTTCTCGCAAGATGGCCGAGCTATCCTGCTCATGCAGGCGTTTGGCGTGGCGCTGGTAGGGGGTAAACCACAATGAGCGAGACTCTCGGGCTTTTGGAGTCTATTCGCCAAGCGGCGCTGCTGCGCCTTACCGGCGCCCCTCCTGAAGTCGTTGACCTAGAATCTCGGTGGGTCGTCTCTGATTTCCTCGCGCGCTCACGGGTTTGGAGGCGTACGATTGCGCTCACCCCTAGCGACGGGACTGAGCAATACGCCCTTGGTATCGCGAATCACGAATCGGCCACGCTCCTCCTGGGGGCGGTTTATAGCGGGCGCGATTTGCTGCTGACCACAAACCCGCTCGCGACGATGCAGGACGGCTTACCGACGGCGGTAGCGCTTGTAGACGACCGGACTGTGGGGGTTTACCCTACGCCCACCGCGGATGTCGTCGAACCTATCGAGGTCGAGGTCGCGCTGACTCTACTCCCAATGACAGAGTCAGCGCTTCCAGCCGTTGTGCGGCCATACCACGAGACCATTCTTCACGGCGTTCTCGCGCGCATGTACCGGATACCGGACAAGCCCTACACCAATCAGCGCATTGCGCCTGATCACCAATGGTACTACGAACGTGGGGTGTTCGACGTAAGGCGTATGGCTGACGGCGGGCGCGCTCGGAACGCCTTGTTCGTTCAGTTCGCACCGTTCGCGTGAGGGACAGATGACCGTTATTTTCAAGAACAATGCAGCGTCTACTCTAGCGGTGCAGGCGCAGCTATCGGATACATCTTTCACGGTCGCGAACGGCACGGGGAACCGCTTTCCGCTCCCCTTGGCTGGCGAGTGGTTCTACGCCACGATCCAGCTAGGCGTGAACTATGAAATCGTGAAATGCACCGCTCGCGCGGGCGATGTTTTGACTGTTGACCGCGCCCAAGATGGGACTTTGGCCCGGCTATGGGGTGTCGGCGCGTCCATTGACATGCGGATTCCGAAAATAGTTTTGGAGTCCTTTCTGCAAGCGTCAGATGCTTCTGAAGTAGGTCTGGCGGTTTTAGGTGCTGTGGACGCAGCAGCCGCACGCAGCGCGCTTGGTGCGACAATAACGGGCGACGCGATCTATACAGCCGTTGACGCCGCAGCGGCGCGCATCGCCATTGACGCGGCTCAGGCCGTCAGGGGAACGCCGACCGGCGCCATGGTCGCTTTTGCTGGTGTGACAGCGCCGGCAGGGTGGCTTTTGTGCGCCGGCCAGTCAGTAAGCAGGGCGACATACGCAGACTTGTTCGCGGTCCTACAAACGACCTATGGCTCTGTTGATGGGAACTCGTTCAACCTACCGGACCTTCGTGGGCGCTCCGTCTTCGGTAAAGACGACATGGGCGGTACGGCGGCGGCGCGCGTTACAGCCGCGGTGTCTGGCGTCAACGGTACGGTGCTTGGCGCGGCAGGCGGCTCTCAGTCATCTGGTAACACCACACTGACCGTAGACCAGATACCGAGCCATACACACAGCGGTACAGCTTCTTCAAACGGCGACCACCAGCACGGTACGGGAGGGTCGGGCGGGCAAGGTGGCGGGATTCTTAACGATTGGCGACCGGGCGGTAGTAATAATTATATCCTTCAATATGGGGGTACTGATGTGTTTACCACCAGCGCAAACGGTGCGCACAACCACACGCTAAACATAAACGCTATTGGCGGCGGGCAGGCGCACAACCATACCGCCATACCGCCAGCCGTGATTCTCAATTACATCATCAAAACCTGAAAGGGGGTTCAGATGGCTTCTCGTTCTCAACGCGCCGTCCGTTTTCGTGAGGGGTACGACGGTGCAGGCGTCACCGCGTATCAGCGCGGTGAGCGGTCCCTTCGCACGAACCTCTATCAGCGCACCGAGGCGCTGAAGGCTGGCGGTAAGCCGCCGCCTGCGAACACGGTCGCCCCCGCCGTCACCGGCACCACCACGGTCGGGCAGACACTCACCACGACCAACGGCACATGGACTGGCGTTGCGACGCCGACCTACGCGCGTCAGTGGTTCCGTGGGAATCATCCTATCGCTGGCGCCACGAACACCACCTACGTTCTTCAGGCCGCAGACCAGGGTTATCACGTCTTCTGCCGGGTGACGGCGACCGACGCGAACGGGTCAGCCGTGGCCCTCTCCAATCTACGCGGTCCTATCGCGTAAGACTCTATCGAAAACCAAGAGTCATAGGAGGAAATAATGGAGCAACCCCGTACGGAATCTTGGCATCTGGATAAGAAAGTGCCTCTCGCGCTAATCCTTACTATGGCGGTGCAAACCGTTTGCGTGATCTGGTGGGCCGCTTCGCTTTCGACGCGAGTAGACCACCAAGAGCGCCAGATTGCGGGTCTGGTGTTGTCAGAGCAGCAGACCAAGCAGGAAGCGCGCCGGATTGGTGAATGGCTGTCGCGCGTAGACGAGCGTATTGCAGCCCAAACCGAAATGCTGCGTCGCCTGGAAGTGACGCTGACCAGAACACAACCGAGCCAAGGAGGTAGGTGATATGAAGGCCAAACAGAGCCGTGGCTACCGTAACAACAACCCCGGCAACATTGACTGGAACCCACGGAATAAGTGGCAGGGCCAAACAGGCATTGAGACGACCGGCTCCCCGCCGCGTTTTGCCACTTTCCAAAGCGCGGAATACGGCGTTCGGGCCTTGGCCGTGCTTTTGACCACTTATCAGGACCGGCACAATCTTCGGACCATCCGGCTTATCATTCAGCGTTGGGCGCCGGGTAACGAGAACAACACCGACGCCTATGTGGCGGCGGTAGCCCGCGCCATGAAGGTATCAGGCGAAAGCCATATCCTTGATATGCACACCTACGCCGACCTTCGCCCGTTGGTGGAGGCCATCATCACGCATGAACTTGGTGGGCAGCCCTACCCGGCCTCAGTCATTGACGAAGGCTTGCGCCTTGCGGGGGTGCCCAAGCCCGTCACGACGGCAAGCGAAGCTGCCAGCACTTCGACCGGAAAGGGCGCCTTCACGGTCGCCGCTGCGGCTTCTGCGGCGGCTACAGCAGCGCCGGCCATGCACAGCCTGGGCGCCCTGCCGCAATGGGTGGGTGTGGCACTGGTGGTAGCCGTGGCAGCCGTGGCGGTGGTCTATGTGCTGACGCAGCGCAGCCGCAGGGGCGCGTGATGTTCTGGCTCATGTCCATTGTGGGTTCCCGCGTGGCGAAATACGCAGCCATTGTCGGGGCTGTGTTTGGAGCGATAATCGCTATATGGGCCAAAGGGCGGAACGATGGCTCGACTGCGGCGCGCATGCGCTCCACTCAGAACGAGTTGAACTCAGCAAAGGAGAGAGCCGATGCGGATTCTAGGGCTGGTCGCGAGTCTGATCCTGCTGAGCGGTTGCGCCGCGATTGGTCGCGGTAACGAATGTGTTGCATGGCGCCCGATTTTGGTTCATGGTGACGACCATCTGACGGTAGAAACCGCAAGGGCTGTTCTGGCGCACAATCTAACTGGCCGGCGACTCTGTGGCTGGTGAAAGGACCGAACCCAATGGCAAAGAAACCGATGAAGCCCTGCAAGGGGTGCCCGACTCCGGCAAAGTGCGCAAAAGCCGGGAAGTGTCTGGGGTCTAAGTGATGGCGAAGACGCCGGCATGGACTCGCAAGGAAGGGAAGAATCCAGCTGGCGGTTTGAACGCCAAAGGCCGGGCGTCCTACAACCGCGCGAACCCTGGTAAGCCTGGGCTGAAGCCACCCCAACCCGAAGGCGGGCCAAGGCGGGATAGTTTTTGCGCTAGGTCTGATGGCCAGCGCAAAATGCACAACATCAGTTGTTCCGAAACGCCGAAGAAACCTATATGCAAAGCGCGACGGGTATGGAAGTGTTAAGGAGTCGGTTATGGCAAACGTAAAGATTTCGCAACTTCCCGTTGCTTCGGCTCTCGCTGGCGAAACGCTTTTTGAAGTCGTTCAAGGAGGCGTGAATAAAAAAGCGACGTTGGATGATATTCAGGCCGGGCTCACTGGAAAAGCGAACACCGTTCATGGGCACACCATCAACGATGTCGCTAATCTGCAAACCGCGCTTGATGGGAAATCGAACGTCGGCCACCAGCACCTTGCTACTGACATCACAAACTCTACCTCGGCGGGTAGGGCGCTGCTCGTCGCCGCGAACGTAGCGGCGCAGCGCACGCTCCTTTCTATCAACAACGTCGATAACACGAGCGACGCGAATAAGCCGGTCTCGACCGCGCAGCAAACTGCGCTAGACGGCAAATCGAACGTCGGCCACCAGCACACCGCTGCTGACATCACGAACTTTAACGCGGCGGTCAACGCTGCGATTCAATCCGTCGCGCGCACGATTTACGTACAAGAGATCGGTTCTGACACAAATGATGGGTCGTCTTTATCGAAGGCGGTGGCGACCATTGAGCGCGCGATTCAGCTTGCGACGGCCAGCGGCAGCCCGGCGCTGATCGAAGTGTACCCTGGCGATTATGTGACGCAGGGGAACCTCGACCTGCCGGATGGCTGCGTGATTCGGTCAGCACATCGGACAGCTACCATTCGCCCTGCGCCGGGCTTCGAGACCCGCAACGTCTTTCGCATGGGTTCTGGCTGTTTCGTTGAGGGGTTTCTGATTGAGGACTTCCGCCTCGACAGCCTGACCAACCCGACCAGCGGCTTCGCCTTCAGTTTCCGCCCCGGCGCCGTGATCAACCGCGTACCGTATGCCCACAAATGCGCCATCCGCACCGGACGGACGTGGGGGCCGGTCGCGCCGCCGTTGGACCGCAACGCATCTCCTACAGCCAACCCCGCCGTGGGTATCGGTGGCGGTGTTGTGCTGGCCGATGGGCTGGTGTGCAGCCCCTATAGCCCGTATCCCAACATCATGACCTGGGGCGCGACTCCCGTTTCTCATAACGGAATCGGCTACTGCGCCAAGAACGGCGGACTCATCAACGCGGTCAACGCGGTTTCGATGTGGGCGCATAAGCATTTTCTGGCGATGTCTGGCGGGCAGATCGTCCTTTCGGCCTGCTCGACGCAGTTCGGGGATTTCTCCCTCGCTGCTGAGGGCTACCGCGACATTGTAGTGCCGGCTGATGTAGCGGGCACCCCGTCTGTACAGACCACTGCTGCTGGACTTGTGGCGGCAGCGCAGACCACCATTATCAACAATATGTGGGCGGCATTGGTCGCGGGCGGCTACACGACCGGCTGGACCGCCGAGGATGAAACCTTCACGCGATACGACGCGGCGCTATTCCTTCAGTGCATCCGGTGGGGTCTGGAATACGCCAACGAAAAGCCGATCCAAGACTTTGCGGCGGGCCTGTTCAACGCGGTAGGGGCGCCGGTTTTTGACGCCCTGAAACTCGGGGCGTTTGTCTTTTCGTTCAATAATATGCGCGATCAGATCAACGCACTCACCGGAATGGCGGCTTTGCCCGACGCGCGGGATATGGTGACGAATATGACTGCGGCGGTCGTTGACACGATAACCGATCTTACCCCCACGTTCCGCCGCGAGCCGAGCAAAATCACGGCAATCGGTCATACATGGACGGCGGTAATGGCGGGTGTTGCCCTGGCGCGCATTCCCCCGGCCAATAACGCTGCAACCATCCGCGACAGCATCCTTGAGCAGAATGAGGGCGTGGTTGTCGCCAGCGGCCAAGACGACCAAGGCAACGCTATTTTCGTGGGTGGTTTGGAGATCAACGCCGACACAGGTGAGTTGACTGGCCCACCGTTTGATTCCGCCGTGCGCCGTGTAGCGACCCGCACCGCTATCGCAAGGAGCTTCTGATGCCCCGCATTACCTGCAAGACGCCCGCAAGCGGCAAGCCGTTGAACCTTACGCGGGTTGATATTCCGACGACCTTCACGACCCTTGCCGACGCGCCGGATTTTTCCGTGCCTGATCCGAGTGGGTCATTCACGACACGCGACCCGGCAGATAATACGCGCGCCATTCGCCCCGGCGAGATATTCTTGCTGACGCCGCTTGCGGTTTACAACAAGACAGCGACGGCGCGGTGGGTGGAGGTGCAGTTGGTTACTGAGGCAGGAACTACGATTCTTTCGCCTGGGCGAGTCACGGTTCCAGCGGGCGATACGGTCTATATCCCCGTGCAGGGGCGCAGTTTGGTGAAGCGGGTTCCCGGTGGCGCCAATGGCGACCGCCTCCAAATTCGCGCCGAGGCTGCGGCAGCGCTTGATGTTTGGGGCAGCGCCGAAGAACGCCTTTCGGCTGAACATATCGGGGTGGTGTGATGACCGAACGGCTTGGAAGCGGGCGCGGGACGCTTGTTGGACGTGGGGTTGCGCTGCCGGTCCCCATCGCGCTTGAGCCTGCGGCTTATGCCGGCGCTTATGCCTATGGCGAAGATGGGCTGGTGTATTACTGCGATGGTGCGACATGGCTGCATCCAGAAGGGCGACGCCCGCACCGGGTTGTTACCAGCGCCTACACGGCAGTTTTGACTGATGCGGGGCGCCTAGTTTCGATTTCAGTGGGGAGCGTGACTATTCCGGCAGGTGTTTTCCGGGTGGGTGATAAGTTTTCAGTTCTGAATAATTCCACGCAGACGCGCGATGTGCTGCCGGGGGCGGGCGTTACGATCTATTTGGGCGGCTCCGCGCAGACAGGCCCGCAAACCATCAGCCCTCGCGGCCTCGTGACGATTGATTGCGTGGCGCCAAATGAGTTTGTCATGTCCGGCAATGCCGCCGTGCAAGTAAGTCCAGAGGGCATTACCCTCGTTGCGCCGAATTTTATCACCGCGCCGCTTAATGTTGAGAGGGCGCAGGCTGCGGGCGTGAGGTCCACCGCGTTGGACCTTTCGGGCAGCCTGGCTTTTTTTGCTGCGGATGCGCCACGTTTTAACGACGCGGCGCAGGGTCTGTCTATCGAGCGCCAGACCACCAACAATATCCGCAACCCGGCCATGCAAGGCGCGGCGGTGGGAACGCCGGGCACTCTGCCGACGAATACCGCATATGGCACATTTCCAACCGGCGTAACGGCGTCTGTCGTTGCTGTAGGCGTGGAAGATGGCATGAACTATGTTGATATTCGCTACCAAGGGACTGCTGCATCTTCTAATAGATGCGTTTATTTTATGGAAAATGGTGGCACCATCGGCGCTTCCATTGGGCAAACTTGGACGGTTTCGCTGTATGCAAAAATCGTGGCGGGCGCTTGGCCTCTCGCCACACCGGCTTTTCAGATTAACCAACAAGACAGTGGCGGGTCTTTGGTAACTCAAACCAACCTTTGGACTGCCGCGATGTCTTCCAGCGCAACACCGCTGGTACAGTCTCGGATTCTTGCGACACACACCCTAGCAGGCGCGACTACTGCGTTTATTAGGCCCGCGCTTGTTACCGGAATATTGCCTATTAACACCGTGGTTGATGTGACTTTCCGAATTGCTGCGCCGCAGACAGAGCTTGGCGCCACGGCTACCAGCCCTGTGCTACCGCCTGTCGGCACAATCGCCGCCGCAACGCGGGGGGCTGACATTGTAGGGGCTGCG